GATTGTACGAACTGATTGTGAACCAGGTGATCGCTCACGATGGTGATCCGATGTTCGCTGATCAAGTGTTGTCGGCTGCGCAACGATCAACCGAGTCAGGTTGGCGACTGTCCAAAGGTAAGTCGAAGCGTAAGATTGACGCTGCGATTGCGTTGGCCATCGCATCAGATCGTGCGACATCCAAACAGGAAGTCGCACCAGTAGCAGGTTTCTTTGTAGTCTAGGGAGATGACAATCTTCCTGCTAGAACTGTTCGCTGTTTCACTCATCGGATTTGGGGTATTCTTGGTGTCGGTACCCATCGGGCTGATCTTTGTCGGCTTCACAGTTCTATTGTTCGCATTCGCTTATGAGCGCGGTCAGAGGAAGGTCAAAAAGTAAATGTTGTCACGACTTCTGAACCAAGGCACCGAGGATCGTGCAATCTCATTCCAATCGCTGTTCGCAGCCGGTGACGGATTTGCCAAGTCAACAAACGCTGGAACCACAGTCACCCAAATAGATTCACTAAAGATCGAAGCAGTGTACGCCTGCGTCCGTCTCATCTCCGATTCAATTTCAACTTTGCCAGTCGATACTTACATTCGTGTAGGTGCAGAACGCAAAGCATTCCGTCCTCGACCAATGTGGCTTGACAGCCCTGAGTCTGGTGTGACACGCACCGAACACTTCCAACAAGTGCTGGTGTCGTTGCTGTTGAATGGCAACTCGTTCACACGTATCTTGCGCGACGATCAAGGAATTGCAGGTTTGGTTGTTCTGAACCCTGAGAAGGTTGATTGCAGTCGTGACCAAGTAACACGCAGACCGATCTTCATCTATGAGCAACGTGACGTGATCCAGTCTGACGACATGATCCACATCACCGAGATGCGTTTGCCAGGTGAACTTCGTGGCCGTTCCAAGATTGACCTGATCAAAGAGAACCTCGGTTTGGCAAGAGCGTTGGAGGAGTTCGCTGCACGATTCTTCGGTCAAGGTTCAGCAGCGTCCGGCATCATCGAGTTCCCAGGCAACCTCACCCGTGAGCAAGCCAAAGATTTGGTTGCATCGTTTGAAGAAGGTCACAAAGGTTTGCGCAGGTCGCATCGTCCAGGTGTGTTGTTCGGTGGAGCGAAGTTCACGAAGACAACTGTTGACAATGATTCGGCACAGTTCCTAGAATCACGCCGCTTCGCCATCGAGGAGATTGGTCGCATCTTCCGATGCCCACCATCCATGCTCGGTGTCACCACAGCTGGAGCAATGTCATATGCGTCGGTAGAGCAGAACGGTATTCACTTCGTTCAGCACACGTTGCGTCCGTACATCTCGAAGATTGAAGATGGATACCAGAAGTTGTTGGACAGTCGCGCATTCTTGAAGTTCAACGTGGACGGTCTGTTGCGTGGCGATCAAGCCTCACGATATGCAGCGTTCTCAACAGGTTTGCAATCAGGCTTCTTGTCAATCAACGACATCCATCGAATTGAAGACATGACTCCGACTGAGGGTGGGGATGTGTATCGGGTTCCGTTGGCGAACGTGGATATTGCTGCTGCAAACTTGTCTGAGTTGGATCGCAAGTCGGTCATTGCTCAGCGTTTGATTCTGTCAGGGTTTGACCCTGCTGAGGTGATGGCTTCGTTGGAGTTGCCAAAGATCGCGCACACTGGTGTTCCTTCAACACAGTTGCAAGCGTTGTCAACAATCAATCCTGCTGATCCTGCTTCGGTGTATGAAGTGAAGTCGCAGGATATGAATATCAATATGCCTGAAGTGGTGTTGAACTATACGCCTCCAACTGTGAATGTTCCTGCACCGATCATCAATGTTCCTGAGACTGTGGTTCGTGTCAACATGCCACAGTCGAAGCCAACTGTGCGCACTGTTGAGCGTGACGCTGATGGACGCATCTTGACGATCACTGAAAGGGTTGAAGACTAATGGCACACGGAATCAGCGCATACTTGGGCAACGCTTGGATGGATGCGTTGGGTAACAACACGTCGTTCGCTGTTGCGCAAGTGTATGTGAAGTTGCATACGCAAGACCCTGGAACTGCTGGTACTGCGCACCCTGCAACCGAAACGACTCGCAAGGCTGTGTCGTTCAGTGCTGCTTCTGCTGGTGCATTGACATCTGATGCAGATATTAGTTGGACGAATATCACAGGCAACCAAGATGCAACGCACTTCACCTGTTGGGACAACATCAGTGCAGGCAACTTCTTGTTCTCAGGATCAATCGTTGCTGGTGCCTATACAGCAGGCGACACCTACACAATCAGTGCAGGCAATCTCACCGTCTCATTGACGCTCGCATCGTAGGTTAGTGATGGCCGTTCAACGGTTCGTCCTTGACTCAACCACACTCGACAACTCAGGCTTCGGTCTTGGTGGTGGCGCAGCATTCATTCTTGACACTTCAACGCTTGACGGCGCAGCTGTTCTTGATGGCGGTCAGTTCCTAACTGTTGCAACAGGCTCATCGTCTTTGGGTGGGCTTAGTGCATCGGCATCTGCGCAAGCAACTTTGTTCCCTGTTCTGACTTCATCGCTTGGTGGATTGGCTGCGTCTGCGACTGCGCAATCCGAGATATTCCCTGTTCTGTCTTCAAGTTTGGGTGGGCTAGATGCCACTGCTCAAGCATCATCAACACTGTTCCCTGTTCTCAATTCTTCACTCGGGGGATTAGACGCGACGGCTTCAGCGTCAGCGGTCATCTTCCCTGTATTTGATGCACCGTTGGATGGGCTGGTTGCTTCAGCCACAGCGCAATCAGTACCTCCTGAACCACCGTATATCCCCCCTTCGGGGTCACGTTGGTGGAAGCAACCTGCCACACCAGTCAAGAAACAAGAACTACCAGAACAGATCGTTGTTGAGATTCCGAAGCCTCGACGACCTGTGTTGGTGTCGGCTGTGGCTGTGGCAAGGCTTGGTGGAATGGATGTGGGTGCGTTGGGGTCGGTGACGTTCTCCATCTTGGATGATGATGCTGAAGTATTGTTGTTGGTCTGATGCCTTATTTCATTACTGACAAGTCACCTGATTGTTCAGGTTGGGCAACCGTCAAAGAAGACGGTGAAGTTCTTGGTTGCCATAAGTCGAAGCAGGATGCGATTGATCAGATGATTGCAATCTCTATCGGTGAAGGTTTGGAACCTGGTGGCGAACGTGCGTTGCCGGACAACTATCGTCCTGCGTTGTCTCCTGATGTTCCTGAAGGTCGAGCATGTGGGAACTGCCATTACTACAACGAAGACATGATTCAAGAAGATGGCAGAGAGTTGAAGGCGTATTGCATGAAGTGGGATGCGTATGTTCTTGGCGGTTGGTATTGCAACGCTTGGCAACCTCACGACGAAGAATATGAGCATGAGGAGATGCGTCAAGTATCTCTAGAAGTTCCGACATACATTCGGAGCGCAGCGCGTAAAGGTTTGGACTACTACGGCCAAGGCTTGGCTGGTGATGGTTTGACTGACAAGACGGTTCGTGAGGCACGGGACTTGGCTCGCGGTGAGATGTCTGAGGACAAGGTGATTCGTTCGGCTGCATGGTCGGAACGTCATGCGGTGGATTTGCAAGCACCAAAGAACTCAAACGCTGATGATGATGAGTTCCCTGGTGCTGGTGCTGTTGCACATTATTTGTGGGGGATCAATCCGTTGAACCCTCAACCGGCACGGGACTTCTATTCACGCAAAGCCGAACAGATCAAAGCGGAACGCGCTGATGCTCCTGCCCCACCGAAGGATCAGATCACGGGATCAGATAAGAATCCTGTTGGGTCTGCGAAGGCTCCTGCTAGTGGGAAGACGATTGAACTCTCAGAAGCCATTGAGACAGGTTTGGCAAACAAAGCCAAAGAACACAACGATGAAGTCGGTGACAACCCTGGCAAACGTGCAACGGTTGGTATGTTGCGCACAGTGTTCCGTCGAGGAGCTGGAGCATATTCAACTTCACATCGTCCAGGTGTGACACGCGATCAATGGTCGTATGCACGGGTGAATGCGTTCTTGTATTTGTTGCGCAACGGCAGACCTGAGAACGCAAAATACATTGGTGACAACGACCTTCTTCCGAAGTCGCATCCGAAGTCCACTAGAACCATGTCTGGGAATGTTGTTAGTATTGGCGGCATGGAAGAACTTGTTGAAACTCGACGCATCACATCCAATGACTTTGAACTGCGACAAGATCAGAACGGTGATGGCATGTCGTTCACAGGTTATGCAGCGGTATTCAATTCACCTTCTGAGCCGTTGCCGTTCATTGAACGGATTATGCCTGGCGCATTCTCCAAGACTTTGAAGTCAAGGAACAATGTGCGCATGTACATGAACCATGATTCGAGCATGCTGTTGGCCACAACCAAAGCCAAGACATTGCGTTTGTCGGAAGATTCCAAAGGCTTGTTCGTTGATGCTTCGTTGCCAGATACTTCGGTTGGTCGTGACCTGTCGGTGTTGATGAAGCGTGGAGATGTGAACTCGATGTCGTTCGGGTTCTCTGTT